AATGTTTCATCAGCTTGAGCCAATTCAGGTCCGCCTTCTGGATTAGATCGTTCAGACCCTTCTTTAGCAAATTGATTAATAAAACTACCATCTTCGAACAGTATTTTACGCCCTTCATTGGATTGTAATATTTCATTTTGTAAATTTGCAAACCATTGTTCTGTTAATGACTGTGTATCAAATTCTTTTAAATCTTTTTTTGTATAATGTTTAAATTCAACTAAATGATCAATAAAATCATTATATATTTTTTGTTTAAATTGTGGACTAAGTCTTGAATCAGTTTCTGCAAGTAGTAATGACATCATACGACCAGTAGATTCTAAAATTGCATCACCAAGACTATATCCAGCATGCATACTTATAAAATCTGCATTTGTATCACCTGCAATTTTATCTGCATCTGTAAATTTACTTACTTGTGCATCATGTACATTGAGTACAGGATTATTTCCCCAAGCTTCAGAATTATTTACACCATCCAAAGCATGAATAAGTTTTACAACACCAGAAACACCAACATCGGTATTTGGCATATTAGAGATAATGCGTGTAAAAATAGCAGCTTGACCTTTAGGTGTTACAGCTTTACCTTCTTCACCTGCAAATGCACGGTCAATAATATCAAGTGTACTATTAAATTTAGCTTCACCTATACCATCTTTACCTGGAATATATTCTGTTTGAAAATTAGTAGTTTCTAAATTTTCACTAAATTTTTCTGAAAATGCAGTTGCTACTGAAGGAAGCAAACCTTCATTGTGCATATCTGCGTATATAACACGTCTATCATCTGGACCTAAAATTATTCCTCTTGATTTTTGTAATGTATCTACTCTACGTGTAAAATCCTGCACAAAAATAATATTCATCAATTTATTTGCATGATTTAATTGTGTTCTTATTTCTTGTATTGGTGCCAATTTAGCTTCTAAAGCTGCACCTAAGGCTGCTCCATAAGTCTTTTCAATACCTAAATTAAATAAAGTTAAAATTTCACCTGATAAAGTAAAATTAGTAGCAAATTTATTTAAGTCTTCACCATACTCTTTGCGGTTAGCTAATGTGAGAACATTATCAGTTGTAACGCTAAAAGTTATGGGTTGTCCTTTTTTATTAAGTGGTCCTTTATCTTTTGAAATTTCAGATTTACGATTAGCAGCAAGTACCACATTAGCTATGTCATGCCCGGCATTTACCGCGGCAGTAATTGCTTCTAATGGATTATCAGATTGTACAGCCTCAGCTAAATTTGTGTGAAAATCTTCAAAAGCTGCCTCAGTAATAGCTCTTATTACAGAAGCAACAGAAGCACCATATGCTACTACCATTAAGGGATTTTTAGCCCAATCACGACCTTTCTTTAATGATAATTCAGTTATATCAGGTAATAACCCGCTACCAACAATTTTACTAGAATTAATTCGTATATCATTATCTCTGAAATCTACAGGTTTCTTGGGTGAAACATTAAGAATACCTTTAGACATTTTTCGTAAAAATTTAGCTGTTGAATCAGCTACCTGTTGATAATTGTCTCGGCCACCATCGGCTATAAATTCTGGAAAACTCTTCCAAGGATCACCTTTGAAGAAATAACCACCTGCACGAAGTAAATTTTTGTAAGATTTTTGAATTACATTAGTTGGAGTTTGTAATAAACCGGCGATAAAACCATTTGTAATTCCATCAGTTTCCATCGGTAAACTGATTGTAACATGGCCTTCTGTAGCATTATTGTAAGTATTCCACGCAACAAGTGCAGCTAAAGTATGTGTTCCTTCACCACCTGGTTTACCTTTTGATGGTTGCAAAAACTTTGCAAAAGCTGCCATATCATCTTCATTGTATTGATCTGTACCATCTTTATTTAAAACATCTAATGCATCTTTCATCTCTAAAGATTGCAGTACAACTTCAATTTCTGCTAATACATCATGTCTAAGTTTTTTATCAGCATTAATATCAAAACCCAAAGCAATTGCAATCTTCATGTCTTCTACAATTTTTTTACCAGCATCTGTATTGGGATTCACAGGTACTGATACTTCCCACTGTTTCATACCAAACATAAATCTATGCAATTTATTTGCTTGTGGATTTATTACATTACTATTAATATGTATTCGACCATTACGAATCATCTTATAATCGAAGTAGAACGGTCTGCTTCCATACTGTTCGTTCCACTCCCTTGCACTAGAAAAATCCCTATCTAGTCCTGCATTACGTCCCCTTGTACCTTCACGTTGTGTAACATGTTTACTGTCAATTTCTGATTCATCTACATATTTATGTGCCATCTTAAGGTATGAACGTTGATCCATTCGAGCCAAAACTGACATAACTGATGTGTCAACTTGCCATGCTCGTTGAGACATATTTAATACACGTTCTTTCATTTTTGAACTAATATTTGCAACTGAACGGCTAATTGTATTAGGTACTTTTGTCGGCTTAGTAAAACTAGGTATACGTACTTTAGGATCAGAACCAAACAAACGTGTAAACATACTTTGGCCTTCGCGTACAGCTACAATTAAACTATTATTTTCATCTTTCCAAACTTGTCCTTGTTCTACATCAATCAAAATTTGAGCATTACGTACAAAATTTACACGTTTATCTTTAGTATTTTGTCCTTCTATTACAGTTGTATGATTATCTGGATTTTGTTCTCGTGCTTTTTGAAACCATTTACGATCAACTGTAGTAAGTTCTATTCTATTTTGATTAGCCAATACAGATAAAGCTGTACCACCTAGAGTGGCAATAAGTTTATCCATAAATAGTGAATTAATATCTGTATTCACTATTTTTTCTAAATTAAGGTGCTTCCAAATTGCTTGGCCAATTTCATTGGCTGCATTATTACGTACTGTGCCGGCTGTACGTAATATTTCTGCTTCTTTATTTGTAATTAAAGTATCACCATCACGACCTAATATACTATTAATTGCTTCTTGATCATTCCAGGCTGTTTGTGCACCAGAATGTGTAGCCCAATTCATAGCTTCAAAAGCCATAGCAGCAATTACATTAGGGTCTATTTCTCCAAGTTTATTTTCAAAGTAATGTATACCATGTTCTTGCAATGTTATATCTGCAAAGCTCTTTTTAATATCTAATTCACGATAATTATCCTCTAAAGTCTTTTTAAATTGATTGTAATAGCTAATAAATGCATTTAATGCAACTTCTTCAGCTGGTTTTACTTGAAGTGTTTGTAATAACTTATTTTTTGCACCTAAATCATTAAGTACATCCATTAAATTAGGTATGGCGCCAAATAGTGTATTACTAACTTGTGATTTACGTGCAAATGCATCAGCTATGCTAGTTGGCAGTTTGGCTGCCGCAAACTTCTTTTCAGCTTCAATAGCAATTTGCTTAAAATGTTCATCTGTTTCAAGGGGTTTTTGGGTGCCCCAAATCCATTCACCTTTAAGCCATTGCCAGCTATCTTTAGTATTTTCAACAAAATTATTCCAATGATCTGAAATACCAATTGCAGGTACACTTTTTTCAGCATTTAATAAACCAATTATTTGAATAGCATTATCAAGTACTTCTTTATCAATAGTTGATTTAAAAGAAATATTACGCTTTGTTGGGTCCGGTTCAATACGGTTCACAATTGCATTAATAGCTTCTTTAGCAGATACACCAGACTCAATTTGATCTTGTAAAAATTTATTATCAGATTTATTGGATAATTTTAGTTCTGCAATTAAAAAGTCTGGATCTTTAATACGACGTAACAAGCTTTTAGTAGCAGCTAATCTATTACTAATTTTTTCTTCTGTAGTTTGTATAACTGCAGGTTTTGTTTCTTTAATGGTAGTATCAGCAATTTCAACTACATCAGCAGTCTCAGACGCCGCTATAGGCTCCGCCACAGCGTCGTCTTTAACTTCGGCAGCATCTTCTCTACTGTCTAATGATTTAGCTTCTGCAGTAACGACTGATTGCAAGAGTTCTGTGCGTCTAAGTGCAGAATAACCCGTTAATCCCAATTCTTTTGCACGAGATCGTAATTCATCAACAGTACGTGTATCTTTTTGCTTCTCAGATGGCTCAGGAGCCCTTACAGGTTCCTTTACTGCAATCTTAGGTATCTTTTCAGACTTAATAGAACTGGAGGCAACTGGGGGCTTCTCAGCAGCTTTAACAGGTGTTTTACTGGGAATTGATACAGTACTGGGTGTAACATCAGTAGGAATAGGTATATCTGATACATCTATAGGTACAAAATCATCTTTTTTAGCAGATTCTACAATCTCAGAAGTTGCGTTGGGATTCCAAACCAAAAACTGTTTTTTCAATGCTTTATGAGTATCACTCATAATTTGAAGTTCTTTCTGCAATTGTTCTATAAAAACAGGAGAACTTTTCTTATTTATATTAGATTGTAATTTTTTAACTTGTGTATCAATAAAATTGGTTAAATCTTTAGATAAAGCAAGGAATTTACCATCGCGACTATCTATATCAGGGTCTGTCATTGTATTTACCATCTCACGTCTGTACCACGCAAGACCAGGGCCCTTACTACCTATTGCATCAGAAAACTTTTCATTATGTACATCAATAGCACGCTGTCGTACAGTATCTGTATTAGCATTCGTTACTTGTTCAGCCAATTGTTGTTCGGATTCTTTTTCAAGTGCATTAATTTCAGCAGAAATCTCGAGGGCTTCAACACCAGATTCAGGTAACTCTTCAATATCTGCTTTCTTTTTTATACCTAATACACCAGCTGCATTAATTACTGCACGATCTAAGTCTGTCCATTTTGATTCAGGTGTTTTACGAATGTCATTCATTCGATTGGCAAGTTCTTCTTTATAAATACCTAGTAATTTTTTGTGTAATTGTTCTTCTTCAGGAGTAAATGTATTACCCTGTGCAATATGTAAATCATGGAATAAAACTAATCTATTAATGGCTTCCAAAGGTTGAATAGTTTCTTCCTGTATACCTACAATTATATCGTTATAAGATTTCTTAAAATCTGTATCAGGTGCAGGTTGTGTATTATTAATATCAGAAATGGATCCACCAGGAACAATAGTGCCAGCTTCAGCGATTGATTGAGCAACTTTATTACGTTCTTTCAAACCGGAAGAATTACTACGAGGTTTTGTAGCTGCATTTGCAATTGCTTTCAAAGAATCTGTAACTGCACTGGCACCAGCACCTGATGCAAAACCTACAACAGCACCTTCAGCTGTAGCAGCACCAACACCAGGCCCAATAGGTTCGCCAGTAGCATCAAATGATGCTAACTGTGATAAAAACTCTCCACCGCCAGATTGAATAGTTTCTTCTACAGCTTCTCTAGCACCGGGCCCTGAAATATGTTTAACACCTCTTACCAGTGGGGTGGCAACAGCTTTAGCCGCAGTACGTAAAACTTTTGTTTTTTGAGGAACTGCAGTAGCAGCAGTAGCTTTGACAGCTGTAGCAGCTGCCCCTACATCGTCAACTTGTTGTACAATCGTTTTAGCTCCTTTACGGGCACTGGCCAATCCAGTAAACAACTTGCTTTCAAACGCGGCAGCACCTGTAAGGCGGCCGGCAGCGCCAGCCATTAATGTAACTGTAGCCAAGGTATCCATAAATGCCGTTTCTGCAAGTTGGCGAGTGGCTTCCTTATGATCTAAACCCAGTTTACGGAGTGCTTGATATTCTTCTGATTGAGAAGCTTCTTCCTCAGTCATATTAGCAATAGAGTCGTAAACATCAGCAGAGCTAGATAAACCCTCTGTTAAACCAACAGTTGTTGTACCTGTATTGGTTGCAATTCTGTTTAATGTTTGTTGACCAGTTTTACTGCCTAGAAAGCGGTTAGTAATATTAGCAGCTTGTGCAGCAAGTATTTCAGGTGCTTCTGCAACACCTGTTGCAACAGATTTAGCTGTTGTACGCTTTAATATATTTTCGCCTATACGTTTGACTGCTGCATTTATTGCAACACGACCAACTGCACCTACACCTATCATATAAGGCAGTGATTCGATGGTCGCGTCTAAAATTCGACCAGGGTTATCAATAAGGAACCCTATTCGATCTGTAAATTCATCAATACCAGCAGATATAGCAGCTTGTTTTTCAGATTTACCAGCATCAATAGCTTTCTGTTTACGTAATTCAAATAGTTCTGGATTCAAAGACGATCGTCTAGCATCCATTCGTTCGCGGAATAGTTGATCTTCACTAGATAACGCTTCTTTGAAACCTTGAATACGTTCTTTATTTGCATTAAAGAAATTGGTTACAGCTTCTGTATTGGTACCTGTAAGTACGGATCCAGCTTGTAGCAAACTATTAGCCATACGACTAGCGCCAGCTATTAAATTAACAGCTTGATCACCCAACAAAGCACGTTTAAGGGAACGTTCTTGAGGAGCAATTGTTTCACCAAATTCACCAGAAGCAATGGATCTTAATTGTCCAGCAAAATTACTTGGTGCAAAAAAGCTAGCATTACCACCCAAACGTTTAGCATCTTCAAGTGGTCCAAAATCATCCAATGTGGCAAGAGTACGTCCGAATTGATCTTGACCTGTTCGATTTAGGCCTACACCGCGTAAAGTCTCTAGGCTATTATTCAAACGTTCTTTTTGTATTTCACCCAATTCAGTGAGATCTTTTATTGTTACATCTTCGCGTTTTACACCAAAGGCTTGGGCATAAGCACGCTTGTGAAATTCCGCTCGTCGTGGGTTATTTAAGTATGTGCTTTCTTGTGTCTCAAAAGAATCAAGTGATTCACCTTTTGGACCTTGAATACGAATTTCTTCGCCCGTACGACGATGTCTCAATGTATCCGCATCTGTAACATCATACAGATCTGGATCAAATGATTCAAAGTTAGGATCAATAGTAGTACGTTTACGTTCAGCACTGTCTTCTACACGGCGCTGCCTGGCTTCACCAAAACTCTGCTGTGTTTGCTGCAGAGAGCGCATTAAAGCATCAAATGATGTGCTCATTTTTTATCCTTATAATTATCTTTCTTGTTCAAGTCTTTTTCTAAGATCAGCAATCTCAGCTTGTTCTTCTCTTGATTTTTGAACAGCGCTTCTAAATCCCGCTGCTATAGCTGCTGCATTCCTATCCTGTAAAGATCTTGAACTTTCAGCTTGTTCTAATGCCTTAAGGAATCTATTTAAAGCTGTTTCTTGACTAGCTAATGTACCCGTACCAGATGTTGCTTTATTACGTAAATTACGTAATTTACTACTACCAGTAAAAGATTTATCATTTATTAAATTATCAAACCTACTTTGGGCGCCTTGTAATGTGTTAACAAATTGATCCACACGACTTACAGGTGGAGTAGGTGATACATCATCAGTAGGTGTAGTTATTGGTGTTACTGCAGCTTCCGAACTAAGAAAATCTACATCAGCAGTTCCTTCTCGTAATCCAGCTGCTACATCAGCAGTACTAAAACCACGCAATGGTTCTTGATCATTGAATGTATTGGCAAATTGTGTAAGAGCAGTTTTTTGTATATTAGCTTGCAATTGAGCTGCTTTCCAATCAATTGTAGTTTTACCGCCACCAAAGCCGAGTAAAGGTTCTGATACATCTTTAGAGTTATTAACTGCTTGTATAAATGCAGATCGATTACCATCAACGGTTTTTAGTACTCTTTGTGCAGCTACCAGATCATCATCTAATTCAACATTAAATTGTTGTGCAATAACCGCGGATAAATCACCTTTTGTATCGCTTAATTTGTTACCAGCTTTTTCTTCTTTATTTTGAGCAGGACGTGCATTACCGTTACTATCCAATATTATTCCAGAGATATCTTGATTTCTAGCAGATCGTATAACACCACTAACAAACTTATCAGTAGCTCTTTGATCTACCTGACGAGAAGCCGCTTCTGTAGCGCTTGCTTGCAATGCAACATCACTAATTTGCTTGGCCGTGGTACCTTGTAAATCCGCATCAGTGAGACCATATTTAGTTTTAGTACGTTGTAAGAATTCGGGTATAAGATCACCAACTCTTGCAAAACCTTCTGCACGAGCATTAGCTGCAATATCCCTAACACGAGTACGTATTTCTTCGGGACTGAATCCTTGTCTTTTTAAATCCTCAACTATACCCGGTACTTGATCTAATTCAAATTTAACTTGTCCAGCAAAAAGTGCATCAAAATCACGTTCTGCACCAAGTCTACCTTCACGCAACTTTGTTGCACGTAAATCCGCAGCTTCAGCAGATTGTAGTTGGAAAGATGCAAAGTCTCCGCGTAATCTAGAAGCCTCAGCAGAAGCCAATTTTTGTTTCAAATCAGCATCAAGTTTTGCAGGCGCACTATCAAGGTTAAATTGTGCTTGCTCAGTTTCTATACCAGTAAGAGCTCTACTCAATTTTGCACTAGAGAGGTCACTTTTAGTAATATCTCTAGCTGCCACAGAAGAGCGTAAAGCTTCAGCATCTACTCTACGATCAGTTGATATACTAGGTCCACCACTCAGTGCGGCTGAAATGGCCTCATTAGTACGTAATTCATCTTCACGTTCAGTATCACGACGTAATTGATCTGTAAGTTCTGCAAATCCTTGACCAGCAGATGCAAAGGCAGAGGAAGCAGCATTCAACCCAGATGTGTTAAACGCTGGTAGGTTTATACTACGGAAAGTAAGAGGTGTTGGCATATCAAAACTCCGTATTAAGTACCAGGAATAGCACGTTGATCAAGAAAAGTACTTAAGCTTTGGAAATCTCTGTTATTTACCTGTGCAGAAGCACTTCGTGCGGCAAAGCGATCTCTAAGTTCATTTTCAAAACTTTTTGCTTGAGCTGCAAAATTCTTATTGAATGCTTCCTTTTGAAATTTAAACTGATCTTTTTGTAATTTTATGGCCTTAAAGCCAGCATAAATATTTGCCAAAGATGAAAAGGCTTGAAATCCAGTGCCAATAGCACCAATCTTTCCCCTAAAGTCCAAATCCCCAAAAGTACCACCCCCCGTTTGGTTACTTGGGTTTAATACATCAAGTTCTGGAAAAATACCAGCGGTATTACCCGCATTAATTGCAGAAGATTGTGCAATATGACTTTGATCTTGATTCGAAAAATCAATAGGACCAAAACCACTACTAGATTGATTTGCATTATTGTGAGCCATTATGCCGCACCTCTTTGTCGTTCAAAATCATTAAACACACCTTGTATTATACTCATATCTCCCTGATCCTCGGGAAGTATTAATGCCATTTCTATAAAGTTACTTATCAAATCATACCCTAATAAGCCTGGATTAGCATTTAAAGTTCGTTCTATAAAGTTATCCGCTGATTCAATGTATGTAGTAGATTGTATCCTAATAAGATCCATTGGGTCCAGCCAAGTTGGTAATGGACCAAGCGCATCCCACGCATCTTGTAGTGCATCTTGCTTCTCACGCGCGGTTTTTAGAAACTCTCGCATATCAGATTCTAGTTTCTGTAAACTTATATCCTGGGCTACAGTCATAGCAAAATTTGTAAATGGAGCAGTTGCTTTTATAAACTCAAATGCGGATCCCCAACTTACTTTTGTAGTCAATGATCCCCATTTTGCACTGAGATTAGAAAATGGATTAGCTCGTGCTGCCACCAATGAACCAACAAGAACAAATAGTATACCTAGTCTACCACCAATAAGAGATCCAGCAAAAGATATAAGAAAACCTAGTGCAAATGTTAGAGTTACATATATAAGCCATAAACCTGCGGCCGTAGTTCCTACTGCTGCAGATGCTAAAGCAGCTAATTTAGGTAAAAATTCAAAACGAAATGAAAGCACTATGATGATTACAACAATTAAAATGATTAACCATTTAAAGAAACCTGTTTGATACCATTTAACTTTCCTACTTTCAACTAGAAATACAGTAGCACATAGCGCATCTGATAACATTTCTTCTCTATGCATACGAGAAACATTGTTCATAGCTCCAATATGTACTGGTAGTCTAAATTCGTCTTCTTCCTCTTCTAAACCAAATAATAGTGGTAACGCTTTTCTGAATCTAAAATCTCCACTATCTTCAGATGTGTTAATAACATATGCCATACTGGGGCCCATGACAATAACACGTGTATATGATTTCACACCCGCTGAATCTTGATGTTGCTGTGTAACAACGATGTAATCGTGATACCCAGTGGAATTATCTTCGCTCCATGTGCCAATATTGATACCAGTACCGTGTATTTCTTCTAACACTACCCTATATGCCGCATCATTAGATGCAGTACGCTCTACCAGTACAGAATGCATGCGACGTGGTAATAGTGGAACACCATTAACTAAAAACTCACCAGGGAATGTTTCTGAGTGTATATAGTGCCATCTGAGTTCAACATTAAAACCATTTACATCACCCTCTGTAATTAATAATTCTGTAAATAGAGGAGTATTGCCGCCTGCTATACCTGCCTGATAGAAATCGAAACTATTTGAAGCAGGTCTCATTAACCTAAAGAAATGATACAAATACTCTAATGAACCGCGTATTTTGCTATGAATAGGTACAGCAAAATGAATGAAGAAATCCCATTCTTCAGCATTACTTTTGTCCTGATCTTGTGATGCGTCATCTTCAGCTTTTTGTATAAGATAATCTTCTTTAATTTCTGTACCATCAAGTGCAAGTTTTTTTAATAACCTATTTGTTGTAATCTCTAAATCTGTACCAATAGGATCATCAAACCAAACTTTATCATGCATAAGTATAGCAACGGGTAAGTACTCACCTTCAATGGTTCTTGATTCTATATCTGCATCTAAATCCGGATGCCCGCCTGATCCAATTTCATATACCCAATAAAATGTTTCCTGTCCAGGAACAATTGGTAATATCCAGTATCTTGCTTGCACCCAATCGCCTGCATCAAAAACTGTGAAATCAGCAGTTCCAGGCATAGCCCAAACTGCAGGTTGCCCTAAATTATCTGTATATGGAAATGATATTGAGTATATAGGAGAGGAAGGAGAAACCCTACTATACGTTGGGTTATTGTCTGTAGTGTAGTAGATACCGGTATCAGGATTAATAACAGGTATTTCAATTATATCCCTATTCTCATCCCATGTAGGATCCACAGGATCCCCTTCAGGCCAGGGAAAGAATACTGGATTTAAATAATTTTCTTTTAGATGTCGATCAATATGGAAATCTTCATTTAAAGGTCCAGAAACTTGCCAACGCACTGAAACAGGTACTCCAAGTTCTGATTCAATTGCGGCGTCAATTGCCTCAATAGTAACTATTACTCGAGTTGCGTTTGTTTCTGGTAGTCCACGAACAAATGAACGTAAAGCGTAGCGAATCATACTACGCGCACGTGCATACATATCTGTTTGTAATGCTAACTTGATGGATTCACTGATTGTTACTTCATTGCCAATAGTAGCTTGAAGCATTAATGCCTTTACAGTATCAGGTCTTTCATCTTCTTCAAATAAGTCACTCGAACCTGCATATGCAAAATATTCAGTGGAACTACTAAAAAGGCCCATACCATATCAAGCCGACTTTATTGTAGTAGCTGTGGCTAATGCAAGCGTAATAGCAGTTTGTGCATCCACATTGAGAAGGACATCTTCTGGTACTTCTTGTACTGATTGGAATACAGCTGCATAATCTGCATGCAATTTGGCAGTCTTAGTTTCAATGTCTCCAGCAAAACCGAGTTTTTGGGCAAGCAATAAGGCTACTTACCGGCCAATAATACTATCAGAAGTTACACCTGTACCATCAACATTTGCTAGTTCAGTAACAATTTTCTGAGTTAGGAATTCTACTTCTTTATCAACCTTAAGTTTTTGAGCATCAGTTAGTATTTTCTGAGCATCAAGTAAATTAATTTCAGATTGAAGTTTAGTAGCCTGTAATGGGAATAGTGTATTGAGTTCAAACTCAGCTTTATCTGTTTCTATATTTACAAGATTCGTATCTGCAATTAATTTATCTCTACGTTCATCAATCAGAAGAATACCCAGTAAATACTGGGTAGTATTCGCCATGACGGCCTCCATCGATCCCAAGTACACTTTAGAGTAATTATCTCCACGTAAACGGTGTGCATCATATTCTAATTCCAAGTGATGCTTAACAGTAGCCATCAATTGGTCAAACAAACCTTCCTTTAAGGCAAGGTTAGTGTACTGAGGGAAAGTTGGAGTAATTGTAGTCATTTTTACGCGCCTTGTCCCGCTGCTAATGCTTGTGTGCGACCAAGATCTGACAATTCTTCTGGAGTCAATGATGGTAATATTTCGAGTACATATTCATTGATTAAACGACTTCGCCTTGTTTGATGCCCGTATGAATTTTTTTCATTATAAAAGACACTACATTTCTTTTCACTCATTACATCAAATATAATTTGAGGAATATGGTACGGTTCTCCAGAATTAAAAGGTACATACTTTTTGAATGTTCCAAGTTTTGCTGAACCAGTAGATATAATCTCACCAGGCCAGTCCTTCTTGTTTGGATTCATGTTCTGGATCCTGCAACGAACAAGCCTACCTACATATCTACGCGCTTCTGATAAACGTTGTTGTTTAAACTTCTCGGGAGCCATCGGTATTACGGGTTTTGCAAGAAGTCTATCTTTTTTACTGAGTGTAGATTCTACAGTTGGTGTAGGTTTTTCTTCATCTGTCACATTTAAATTATTTTGTGCTACAAGATAATGATCGATAAGACTTTGAATCTTGTCGACACCTGCGCGGTGGTGGTATGAAACGCCTAAACTATCAGCTTGTTCACGAATTATTTGTAATTTTGTTTGTGTATTTGTCATATCGATATCCTATGGTTAGTAAAGTATTAATTGCATCCTTGCGTGAAAGGTTAGCCCCCACATGGGGGCTAACCGGGTTGTTGTTACTCTTAAAGAGTAGCAACCGTCTTCAGTACTGCCAAGCGTTCAGGACGCAGTAGCATGAAGCCATAGTACCACTTGATTGAGTAGAACCCAACCTCGCCATACGGGTCATTGCGATCAGCAACATCTCTGCCGGGCCGTTTGTGAGTGATCTTGAACTTCACAGTTTTACCATCAGTCTGGAAACCAATAGTCGTAAAGGAACCATCACCAACAACCAGGATTGGATACACGTTGACCTTAGCAGCCGCAGTAGCCTGATCAACAGACCAGTTAACAACCTCATCAGCGGTTGCACCAACAGCTGCACCAGCAGCACGCCAATGCATCATTTCAGGAACAACGATGAACCTGAAGTCACCAACTGCGCCAAACTCACCACGAGCAATCGTGGTAGCTGCACCATACTGTGCCACAGGCAAGAAGGCTCTCTCACTGTGGTAATCAGTCATACGCATTAGAGCAGGTTGCAGTTCAGAACCGATATAGGCATAACGAGCCGCATTGACCACCTTGGTATCAATCATCCGGGAACCGGTGATTACCTTAGTGTTCTTGGGAGTGCGGTTATTATCCAACTCGATACCGAGCTTGATGAGATCATCGTATACAACTACATCTTCTGCATTAGCAGCAGCGGTAGAACCGCCAAGCGTAGCAGTTGAAGTTGCATCGCCAGCAAAACGAACAACGCCGGCACCATTCAGCAAATCGATCTGCAACTGGTCTTCCGTGATTTCGTTTGCAGCCTTGACAGATTCGGTAGTAAGATGCTGAAGCAAATCTGCATCCGTATCGAAGTCAAGAGATTCCTGTGTATATTCATCGAAGAAGCCGAACTTCTCCAGTGAACCACTCAGCTCAATACGCTTCATGCCAACACGATTAACGCGGCCACCAGTCTCGGACAGAGCCGGGATCTTGGAAGCAATAACGCCAACGTCTTTGCTTGAACCATACAGGTTACCGTAGTTCTCGTATTCGTCACCGCTATTTTGGGCCGTTACAGTCCAACCAGCGGCTTCGAGAGCGGTCTTCGTAGCTGCATAATCAAGCGTAGAAGATGCAACGTAACCTTGCTGGATTGCCCATGCCCATACCTTACCTTCGGAGATATCATCAGCCAAGGCAATGGCAGTTGCGTGGTCAGCCGCAGTAACTACACTTTCAAAATAGAAAGACCCACCGCCATCAGCAGCCGGAGCTACAAGTATAATGACTTGTTTGGTGAGAGTTACATTAGCAACAAAAGCAGCAGCTGTGCTAACACCACTAGCATCAATACCCTGGTCATTCTGATTTCGATCATCCAGAATAGGCATGTAGTGATAAAGTTTAATGGTCTTACCGAAATTTTTCGGCATAGCGGTTACATCAGCCAACTGACCGAAGTACATTTCCTTGGACGCTTCGACCAATGCTTTGCGTTTATAATAATCAGTGCGAATCTGTGGACCAGCACTGGACGGAGTACCCGGTGGGGCACCATAAGTTTGTGGACTTTCAAAAGGCATATATTTCTCCTAGTAAACGTTTAAGTGATTACAAGGAATTAATGTCGAAGTTCTCAATTTCTTCATCCGTCATAGCTAAGAAATTCGGCGCTTTCTTCCCTGTAGTTGCATTTCCTTTAGTGGAACTTGCAGCTTTTCTTCGATTCTTCCGATCTTTTTCGGTTGAATCATCTGATCCGTTAAGATCCTGCGAGTCCTGGCTGTCATCGCCATTAAGTGATGTTCCATTTGGAGCTGGCTTTTCAAACTTGCCTTCCTTATGCATTGCATCACCTACCGCTTTATACGCTTCCAGGTCAGACAGGCCCTTATGTTGTCCGAATATACGCTCATTTGCTAAGCGATCAGCAATCATGTCATAAATTCCTGCATCAACATGATCATTGATAAACCGAATAACATCCGGGTTGTCCAGCAATATACGCCTACTTGCCGTGTCCCACTGATTTGTGATTACGTCAACTGTACGGTCAAATGCATCCGTGCCTCGAATGTCATCAATGACAGAGTCGAGAGCCAGTTCGTTATCACCAACCATGTGATCATTGGGCCGGTAATCGATATCGTCCTTAAGGTCTAGATCCATAGGATCAATTTCACTGTCCTTAAGGAATTTTCTGATTGCATCCGGGTTTTTCTTATCCAAATCAATCAGGAAATTAACCTTTTCAATATCGAGAAGGTTATTTCGTTCCAATGTTTTTAACACCCTTTGATATGGTTTCATCGCTTCCATCTTGCGAGAATAGTCCACACCCATCTGCATTAATCTGCGAGCATCTGCGATCGTATTGACCGTGATATTTCGCTTTGCAGCCTTAAAAGGCGCCAAAACCTTGGCTAACTCTGCTTTGTAGTCCGTTTTATCGGTTGTTGGATCCTTCTCTTCTTTACCGGGTTCGTCGTCTGAAGATTGGTCGTCTTCAGATCCCTTACCAGACTCATCAGAGCCATCTCCATCATTGCCGTCTCCACCGGACTCATCTCCAGAGGTATCACCCGCACCATCGTCGTCGCCTGCTGGGGGATCGTCTTCTGAGTCGGCACCATCCGTATCATCAGAATCGTCGTCACCACTGTCGTCGTCGTCTGCGGACTGGTCTCCATCCGGGTCATCACCCGGCTTTGGAGATTCATCTTTATCGTCTTTATTATCCTTGTTCTTATTGTCGCCGTCAATATGTTCTTCTTTTTCTTCTTCTTCTTCTGGCAACTCAGAAGGATCAAGGTTCATAATTTCGTCATCTGACAGTTCTGCCAGGTTTATTTTTTTATTATCGGTACTCATTGTATTGTATCCTCACCAAGTTGTTCTTGGAGAATTTCACTGCGAGTTTGCTCATTATCCTCAAGACTTCTTTGGGCCATATTACCCATTTGGTATGTCTTGTTAAAATATGCGTATAACCCGCCAACACTAAGTATAATATTATCTACTTGTTTTTGGTGTTCGTTACTTTGCATTTCTGGATCAGACTTGAGTAATACTGCTCGTCTAGCCTCTTCTACAAAATAACCATTTGTTATTACTATCTTAAAGTCCTTATTATTATGCAGGCGTTGTAACGAATCTGCAAGTTCTATCATTTCTTCTGCTTCTTTTATACCAAGTTCGACTTGTTCCAATTGATTTTCGTGGTTCATTTTATTCTACCTCATAGATTAGGGGGTTGTGGCATTATTGCCGTCATTGCCGCCTTTCAGAGTTTCCTTAACGATATCTCTAGTAAGATTCGCTTCTGCTTGGGCACCGTCTTGCTGGAGATTACGTGCATGTGTCACACCACTCTCTTGCTCAACAAAATCCAAATCCTTTTGATCCGCTGAAGCTCCTGTGTCTCGTGCTTTCGCACGATCCAAATTAGCTTCAGCTTCATTCTCTAACGCTTCGGAATTTAACTTCCGAATCTCTGCTTCCAACTTATCTACTTCCAGTTCCTGTAAACGTACTGCTAATGGATCAGGTTCTGGAGTAAATTCTTTAATTCTTTTAGCTAACTCTGGCATTTTACGCAATCTGGCGATATCTTCAAGTACTATTTGCGACATTTCAAACGGCATACTGTTACCCATCGTTTGTAACATGAATGCCAATTCTTGCGCTTTAGCATCATCAGTTTCAGCTGTGCTGATATGAAGTTTGATATCTACACGTCCAGCTAAATCATCACGCTTAATCGTAATAAACTCTTCATTTGTAATACGAACTATTTCCTCATCGGAAAGTAGATCACCATTCATGGACATAACTTTACGTCCGATTTCAGTTACACCCTTAGCCAATCTACGAAGAATACCTAATTCACGTTTACTAGCTGCATCTAAGGCACTTCTTGCCGCGGTAGCCGATCTACCAAGACCTTCACCTGAAATACCTGTAGCCGCAAAGGCTTTAACACCTGTCATACTTTCAGCTTCAAGATTCTGTAAATTTAACATATATTGAGCTGATTGTGGGATTTCTGGGTATACATGAGTATGGAAGGCTGTTTTTGGGTCAGTAACTTGTGCATTAAAAGAGTAATCCATGCCAGAATCATATTTACGTTGATTAGTGACATCAAGTGCATCCTTCCGAATTCCTGTCTGACCTGCAGCCGATCTACCGAGAATATCCATCATTCCACGTGTTACTGCGCCAGAGATCCTTTGATTATCTTCTAGTAATTCACCATCAGGTTCTCCGTATACATTTTTTCGTTTAGGTAAGTATTGAACCGAAACAAAAGGGATACCTTCATCCTGGAATGGAGAATCCTCCATACGAATGAGAGTATCCCCCACCCAAGTACCCACTATAGGCTTGGTTTCACCGCTATTATCTTTATCCCAGAAACCCCAATATTCATACGCAATGAATTTCTTCCTGGGTTTATCTGTAAAATTAAACGAAGAAGTATCTTCTGTATGATGATTAGGTTCATTTTGTATTGCATTACTTTCGATTTTTATATCATCAAGGTTAGAGTAAATATCTTCTTTACGTAAATCGCTCAAACTTGTTTCAAACTTGAAAATAACGAAATTAGCTTTCTTGATATCACCTTTACATGTTGGATCCAATATAACTGAACTAAAATCACATACTTCAACGGTAGGTTGATTGCGAACAGTTCTTAATACTGTTTTAGTACCTTTTGTAATAGGTTGTACTGGTATACCCATCTTGCTGGATAATTCAACCATTTCTAACAGATCTTTAGGAACTTGTTCGGCACCTTCTGGTGTTTCAATAAGCATTTCCATGGTTTTCTGGATAATGGCTATTAATTCTGGGTCAGTAACACGTTTAGCTTTGACATTAGGAACAGTTACTTCTTGTTCTTTAAAATCCCAACCTGTACGTACAATAACAGTACCTTCATCTACTGCAGTACGTACATACTCATCTATAAAAGCTACTTTGTCTAATTTTGTATTAAATTGGTTATTAAGTACGAGTCCGTTTTGGATAGCCGCATCTTTATCTTCCCATGATACAGGATCCGTTTTAAATATATTTTCATCGCTAAGAAATGCTTCAGAAAGAGCAGAATAACGCCATTCAGCTTGTTTACGTATGAGTTTGGGAACAATAGTAGAACGGCCTTTAACTTTAACAATCTTAGCCGATCCTGTGACATTTAAATTATCCAACCATTTATTAACGTTAGATACGTGTGTCTCATGATGTGGTGTAGCCTCTTCAAGATCCTTCTTTAACTGCATAACTGTGGGTTCATTATCCCAATCAGTTAATTTTGGAAGTTCTTGTGAGTCTCTTTCTATTTCAAACTCATTAAATTCATTATTGTCATTTTCTGGCATCATATTACCTATATATTCATTGGACTGCTAATTGGCCTGTCCATTGAAGCCGGCTGATCTTATTCATACCCACTTTCTTAAGGAATGCTGCCTGTAATGTTACAGGATGTATGAATGGATCAACAACAGTATACTCGATTGTGTACCTCTCGCGTTGTATTCTTTTCTTTAGGGCGCCATTATGTATATAGCAAAGAATAATATCAGATGTTCCATCTCTATGTAATCGTTTATCGTCTAAACAACATCTTGGTGTTAAAGAGCCTGCAGGTAAAGTAGAGATTGTAGTATTTTCTATATCTGTATCGTACCACCAAAATTTGGCAATATTAGATTCAACAAAAGCAATAAAAGGTTTCATATTCTGATCAAATGCTAAAGAAAGCTCTGTCAGATTGGGTTGATTAAATAACGTACTAATAGGTGAATTAGGTGCCTCAATCTCTACATTGCTTGTAGCGCCATTATATGTTGCTACCCAGTTTTGGTACCACAATCCTGCAGAAGGGTCACTGAGGCCTATACCGCCCTTCTCTCTTGATTCTGTGAGCCCACCCTCCTGGTTATCAGGAATATAATATTCTGCTTCCATCAAAGTAGAAGACATATAACTACCGCCCTGGTTAATTGGTACACTCATATCCAAGTATTCTTTCTATTCCAACTAAAGTTATGGTAAAACGTAAAGACTTCACCAAATACTTTTGGTATAACAATATCAAATGTCATTTGATATGCACCCATACTTGTTTT